AAAGAAACTCCGCTGGCTTCGTAGACACAATCAGCGCTCAGTTAGGAGAAAAATTACTCTAGATGCTGGTGGCTTTTCTGAAGCTATTCCGTCGACTGCAACGTCGCCGGTAGCTCTGATGGGCCCCAACACTGGTAATTCTCTTCTATATGCGAGTGGAAATTCTCCCGTGCCTATTGACCAAACCAAGGCATATGATTCGAAAATTTGGTATTCTGCCAAATATCGCTTTCATATTCCGGAGCTAGACCACGGCTCTCTCTTTCTCGATAAACATCGTAGATTGAGTTTTAGCCTTTACGGTATAGACTTCGACCCGAGTATCATCTATAAAGTGATACCCTGGACTTGGTTGGCCGATTGGTTTTGGGATGTTGGAGCAGTCCTGCAAAACATCTACTTCCGAGCTCGCTATCAGGTTGTTGCTGAGTATGCGTATGTTATGTGTTCTGAAAAGTACACATATATTCGCAACTCTAGCATCAACATGCATAGTGGAGATCGGAATGTTAATACAGGTGTTTACGCCGGTCCGGATATAAAGCTCTTTGCTTCTGCTAAGACGCAGTATATCTTTCGCCGGAGGGAGGTAGCTAACCCTTACGGGTTTGGGATTACTTTTGGGTCTTTATCGGCCTATCAGTGGTCCATCCTTGTTGCTCTAGGCCTTTCTAGGGGCAGTAAACACTCTGCCCCTAGGACATAGTAAGGACTCTATGAGAGAGTCCCAACAACAAGAAGAAAGGACTATCATGTTCGCAGATCCCATCTCTATTTCGGTAGGGCAAACTAATACCCTATCCGGAGGGACCGCAAAGTCTATGGCCCGAATTCGGACCGATGGCTATGCGTCGGAGTACAGTACGTCGGACGCTCTCTATACGGCCAAGATCACGCATACGCGTGGTTCTCGGACTCGTTCGGAGGCGCGCCTCGACTTCTATACTCCTTACACGGATCCATCGACCGGCCTGACCAAAACTGTGTCAGCTAGTGCTTACGTCGTTCTTAATCGGCCAACTGCTGGTTTTACTACCACGCAGTTGACTGATATTTTGACCGGCATTTGCGGCTATATGTCACAGTCGGACAACATGACGAAATTTCTCGCGTTGGAGTCTTGATGCAAATCAAGCTCACTTGCGCGTTCGTCACGTGGACGGACTTTACGAGTTGCCTGCATTCAAAAATGCAGGCTATCTGGGAGCATGTTAGGCTAGTGATTGAAACCCTCCTTTCTTAGGAGAATCAATGAAAAGCCTAGACATCCTTCTTTCGATACTCGATGAAGCACATCTTAAAACTTGTGCTAGTACCAATCGCGATCGGGTTACCATCCTGTCGCGATACGAAAATGAGGGTGAGTCCTTTTTAGGAATCACTCTTCCTACGTTCTCGGAGTGGCTTGAAGAAAGCCTACAACTTGGACGTGTGGCGACCTCGATTTACGCACGGTTTCGTAAGAGACCTAAACGTAAATCCGTTCTCCCATGTTTCTTACATGGGTTGACGTGTCGTATTTTCGATGCGAAGACTGGAGAGCTTTTGGCGCATCCAGATCCTCTTGCCGTTGAGTTCATACGGCGAGTCTGCCTCTTTTATAAGAAAGTGTTCAAGGTCTGCGATCCTGAGAGGGATCGTAAGGCTCAGAACACTTATAAAGAGGTAGATGACAGTCTTCGTAGACTGCCTGATTTCTTGCAGGAAAAAGAGAAGATGCTTGACAATGTCTGTCGACGGTTTTTTCCGAAGATAGATGTTGCGTTCACCTCCTCGATAGACGATGAGTCTATCCTTCCTAGGCACGGTCCAGGAGCCACGGCTGATAAGGCCTGGGCAAACGGAAAGTACCTTGGTCGTGATTTCTACAAGAGGTGGGACGATTTATTCAGCTGGGAACATCTGTACGGCTTTTCAACCGTACACCAGTCGAATAGAGAGGTTACGATTCCTAGGAATGAACTACCTGTGAAGGTAGTTTCCGTTCCCAAGACGATGAAGACGTCGCGCATTATCTGCGTAGAACCTACTGCAATGCAGTTTGCTCAACAGCTCACTGCGGCGCGGTTGGTGTCATGTCTTCGTCGGGTTGGTTTATACCGTCATCTTAACTTCCATGATCAGTCTCTTAATCAAGAGGCTGCTCGTGTAGGTTCTTTAGATGGCAGCGTTGCCACAATCGACCTCTCAGAAGCGTCCGACAGAGTTAGTGTAAAACTAGTCTCTGTCGTTTTCCGGCATAGTCCTCTGTTGTTGCGACATCTTTTCGGATGTCGTTCAACTCGGGCTATGATGCCAGATGGGCGGTTAGTCCATCTGCGGAAGTACGCTTCTATGGGTTCTGCATTAACCTTTCCAGTCGAAGCTCTCTGCTTTCTCATGATTTGCATCGCTGCAATTTGTGATGAGCGGAAGGTCTTCGATAGGCTAGGCAGACCTAAATCCCTCCAGGCATTCGAAAACGCCCGAAAGGGGGTACTGGTCTTTGGAGACGACATCGTCGTTCCCTCAGACTGCATCGTTAAAGTGACGACGTACCTTGAGGCCTTCGGCTTAAAGGTAAACTCAAAGAAGACGTTTTACAAAGGCGCCTTCAGAGAGTCGTGTGGTCACGATTATTTTAACGGGCATCTTGTGACGCCTGTTTATCTTCGTCGTGATCCACCGAAGTCACACCGAGACGCAGTTAGCTTCGTTTCATGGGTTCATATGGGTAATCGACTTGCAAAAGCCGGTTTACTCCGTACGGCCAATATGGTTGCCGACTACATCGATAAGATGTATAAGCTTCCTATGGTCCATGAGACGTGCTCTGGCCTTGGTTGGCACTTCTTGCGAGAATACGATGGAAAATTCTGGTCACCGTGTAAGTATGGTGG